TAAATTAAAAGCGAAACTCAAAGAAGATAAAAATAATATATCTAATACAAATAAATAAAAATCAATTTAAAACTCATTATAAGGCGTTCAATTCTTCAATAGGTAAGATTATAGCAGATAGATTTTTGCTATCAATACAGCCCATTTATTTTGAATTGCCATTTTGAGAATCAAGCTATAGGCTAGTTACAGGGTTGGAAAATGTTGGTAGTTATATCACTCAAGGTCAAGATATTTAATACAAATTATAAAATAAATTTAATAATAGAAAGAAGGAAAATAAAATTATGAAAACTTATCATTTACAAGGTCAACTATCTATATCTGATACAAATTCAATAAATAATAAAATAAATTATATAGTCACATCTTCATCAGATAATTCTCAAACATCACTCACCAATATTCTAGATAATATTTTCAATGGTAAAAACATCAATAACAAACTAGTAAGAGTTTTGGGAAGAGTAAATGATATTGAATTTCATGGAATGGGTTGCTTACATATGTGTAGGAGCAATGAACAAAAAGTAGAAGGATATTGTGTAGGCAGTATGCAGTTAGAGAGCAAATTATTTGAGAATGTTGGAAATCAAATTGAGATACTTTTGGAAGATTATACTAACTTTGTGTTTTCGGAGGTTGTAATTAACAATGAAGATGCAAAAAGCATTATCTCATAAGGAGTTAGAAGATGATTTAGAATTAGATTACATTAGTGAAAACTGTAATTGCTGTGGTGAAGAATTAATTAGAGTAAAAGACATTTTTGTAGGGAAAATAGATAATAATTACTACTGTAAAGATTGCGCAAAATATTTTAATATTGATGTACTAGACTGCAGAGAAATTTATTAGAAAGGAGAAGCCAAACAATAATGAAAAGTAATTGCTTACTAGGAGCATGGAAACAATTTATATTCAATCCAACTAAAACAATAATACATAAACGTGGATTATGGTTAGAAATATTCCAATGTAAATGGCCTCACTTCTATTGGTTGGATAAAAGAGATAATCATTATTATCATTTCTGTGCTAAATATTCTGATGAACCATTTATTAATCAAATATGGTTTAATGGTGAAGTTAAGAGATTTTTATGGCATGGGAAGAGTAAAATAAAAATAGAGGAGAGTGTATAATAAATGATGATGCGACCAAGAAATTACGGTTCTATGAATAGAGTAATTGCCAAAGCGGTAAGTCATTCTGTAAACGATTATTATAGACATAAAAAGAAAAATAATGCTTACAATACATATAATAATATAAGCAAAGTAAATGATATTCCTTTATCAACTAGTGAAAGTATCATTGCAAGTGTAATAATTCTTATATTTATTATGTTTATATTGGCTGTTTCTAATTAGATTGAAAGGTGAGTTTTAAGGGATAGAATTTGTGCCAATAACTAAGGGTTGCTACCAATAGCAAGAAGGAGAAATAATATGGAAAACAAGAGTAAAAATAACAAAAACAATATGAATATTAAAAGACCAAGATTAAACCTAAATTTTGTTGAAAATAATTACTCAGATGTAACAAAACACTTAAACAACAATGATATGTTAGTAATTCAATTTAAAGAAGATGGAGTTACTGTATATATTGAAAAGTTAGATAATATTTATGATTGTATTATGGTTAATCCTCATAATTATAAGGTTAATGGTGTTACTGCTTGGCAGATGAAAGAAGATGATCTTCATGGAATGTATGATAAATTATTTGGTAGTATTGAATATGAAATATTTGCAATACAGAAAGGAAGTTTATTAAGAATTAGAGAAATATTTGAAGGAGCAATGGACGCTTTGATGTGTTTAAGAGATGGTAAGAGTTATGGTGGATATAGATTGAGACAGTTGGATTAGGATAATTGGATGATATGGGTATGAAGAGTAAAATACTCTTCATACCACTCTTGTTTAATAAAAAGATGGAGGATGATTAATTGTTGATAGAAGAATGGAGAGACGTAATAGGATATAAAAACTATTATCAAGTTAGTAATACTGGAAGAGTTAGAAGTTTAGATAGATATATAACTTATAGTAATGGCAGAGTATATTTTTATAAAAGCAAACTACTTAAACCTCAAAAACATCCAATGGGTTATTTGCAGGTTGGATTAAGTTATAATGCAATTACAACATCATTATTAATTCATAGATTAGTTGCGGAGGCATTTTTAGAAAATCCAAATAATCTTCCAGAGGTAAACCACAAAGACGAAAATAAGATAAATGACTATGTTGATAATCTTGAATGGTGCACAGAAGAATATAATGCTAATTATGGAACAAAAAGTGATAGAATATCAGATAAAAATTCAAAAACTACGTTTCAATATTCATTCAATGGTGATTTAATTGCAACATACAAATCCAACATTGAAGCAATGAAGATAACAGGATTTGATAGAGTATCTATACAACAATGTTGTACTAAAAAATTATTAACTTCAAATGGTTTTATTTGGAGTTATGAAGAACTGTCTGTCAAACAAGTACAAAACATATTTAAAAATAAAAAATGGGATCTAACCCCTAAAATAATTTTACAATTAGACAAAGAAGGTAATCTCATTGATAAGTATTTATCTTTAGGAGATATAAAAAGAAAAACAGGGTTTGATCAAAGTTATATATCTAATTGTTGCAGAGGAATATATAAAAAAGCATATGGATTTAATTGGACGTATGAAAAAGATTCAGGAGGATTTAAACTTGAAAAATGAAAGTGCCTACATAATGAATCTAGAAGCCTGTTACATATATAAAGACACATTAGATAATAAGAAAATTACATGCAAAGGCAGAGATTTAGCAAAGCTATTCTCTGCCACCATCCCCTATAGTTTAGAAACAATTAGAATGGATAAGATGTTTAAGGATATTTTCTATGAAATACATACCAAACAATATACTAAAGCAATAATAAATGTAACTTTTAATAAAAACTACTCAGTATGGGATGCAGAAAAAGAATGGGAAGACAAAGAAGGTAAAATTCAAAAAGGTAAAAGAATAACTATTGCCAACAGTAAAAAAATTAGAAAATATTTATATACGAACGGATTTACTATGGATAATAAGCATTATATTTTTTATAAAAGAGGTTCTGGAAAAGCAAAAAATGGATATGCATTTTTTATCCAAGAGGATATGAAAAAGGATTTATTAAACAGAAGTAGATTAGGATTAGAATTTGAAGAAAATGAAGAACTGGATCTTACCTCATTATTAGCTTATGAATCTTTAATCTCCTCTGGGATAGAATTCACTATTGAATTAGACCCTAAGACAGAAATATTACTAATAGATGATATTAATGGTTTGGAATTTGAAAGTTTAGCAAGCGTTACAAGAGAGGAAGATAAAGAAGTTACCACTAGTAATGAGACATTAAATCTTCAGAATTGTTTGACAGATGGGCAGGGGTTGTTGGACGAATCTATCTTTGAAGAATATGAAAAATTAGATAAGGGTTTTATGTTGCTTAGAAGTGATATGTTTAAATGTTGTGCTTTTAATACCAAACTTCAAAAATGGTTTGAATTTAATAAAATAAAAGTTGTAAAAGATATGTTTGGAAATGATTATGAAACATGTAAGATAAAATTAGTTACTACTCCTAATTCATTAAAGTTTTTGAAATTTGCTTATAAGTTAGGAGATAAAAGTAAAAAAGAGTGTCATGAGTATTGGCAAGATAATATTGATAGTGTATTTGGAGTAGTAAAATGTGATAAACAAGGTAATTTCGGTAATTACAATAGAACCACATATCAATTATTAAATAGTATTCCTAATCTATCATATGATGATTTAATGGAAATAACAAAAATAGAGAGAGAATATGTAATGCTACTTAAAAATGATAGTGCTGTGTTTAGAAATTATCTATGTGCAGACGCAGAAGAAAGTTTAAAATTTGAAAAATCATTAGAGGAAGAAAATATAAATGAGTTTGAAAATATAGACTTAATTAATACATTACTATTGGTTAATTCGGATATTCAATATACTAAAAAATTTAAGAAGATGAAAAGTGAGTTAATTGCTAATTATATAAAACATCTCAGAGAAGGCAAGATAAGAATGAAAGACACTAAATATGTAACTTTAATATCTAATCCTTATGAAATGTTGTTAGCATCAATAGGAAAATATGAAAGCAAATCAATTATGCAAGGCAGAGAAATTTATTGTAAATATTACAAAGATGGTCAAGAATTTTGTGTTACAAGGAACCCCCATATCAATGCTGGAAATGTGATGTATACTAAAAATAAATATCATAAGGAATATAACGAATGGTTTAATTTCACTAGAAATATATGTGCTATTAATTTCTTTGACAATGATGCTCCTGATCGTCTACAAGGCTGTGACACTGATAGCGACACAATTCTACTTATTCCGACAAATATTTTATCAGAGAAAGCTAAATATTGTGAGGAGAAATTTCCGACACCAATAAATAGAATCCAAGGGAGTTCAAAACCAAGGAAAAATAATATGGCAGAATTACAAAAACTTGATGTAATTTTAAGCGATAATTATATAGGTCGTATTGTTAACATGAGTCAAATAATAAACTCATATTTAAATGACGCAATTTCAAAAGAAGAACCAGAAGAAATAACAAATGAATTGTATCAAGCAAGTAGCAGGTTATCTAGCATGAGTCAGATTGAAATTGATAAAAGTAAAAAGGTTTTTGATAATATAAGCATGAATAAAGAACTAAATAAAATTCGTCAGATTGAATACATAAGATATATTGAAGAAAATGATAAATTTGATCAGTTAGCCAAGAAGATGGTTGTGCCCAAATTCTTTAATATGATTTCTCAATCTAATGAATATAGAATTTTTGAAAAGTTTAATACACCATTAGATACATTACAAGAAGTGTTAATATTTGATGGTGGGAAAAGGTTAGATGGAGATAAAAATATAGAATTTAATAATTTATTGGTAACAAATTCAAGATATGTTGATGGGATATGTAGAAAAAGACAGTTTGACAGTATATATAATATAGTTTTGAATTGTGGAAAAAAAATAAGTGGTTTGAGAATTAAAACTTGTACATTAAATGATAAAGCAAAAAAAACAGTAGAAAGAAAAGAAAGAAAAGAAGCAGTTGAAAAATTAAAAAAAATAAATATTAGTAATGCAACAATTTTAGGATATTTGAAATTATCTTTCAGTGGGAAAAATGAAGATTATAGTAAACATTCTATGCTATCTTTAAATTTATTATTTCTATCCCATAAGATTGAAGTCCTTAATTGTTTTAAAAATGTAAATATGGATAATGATGAACTTTTAGTTAAGATTAAAAAAATAAGTGATTATAATATTTTTGGAAATGCTTATCAAAAAGTAAAGAGAAAAGAGGTTATAATTAAGCAAAATGGCAAGTTTGAATAAATAGGTGCTAAAAACCTAGTCATATCAATGGTTTCAGAAAAATCTAATTGCGTGTATATGGTATATAAGCGTTTGGTCGATACGCTTATATATTTATGCACAAAAAAATAATAAAACTCCAAACTAAAAGGAGCATCAATAACAAAACATTGGAAAAAATCACAAAACAAGAAATGTCATACTTAATCAATCTAAAAATTCTCAAACAGCATAACGGCAACTATGGAGATAATCTAGTAGTAATAGGAAAATTCAGTAGTGGAACTCGCAAACAACGCTATATTACAGACCCATACTATAATTATCTATTGAGATTAAAGCAAAATGATAAAAATAAACAGACTATTGATGATGTAAAAGATAATCAGAGATATTTGTTTATGGATAGTGGTAGTAATAGTAATGGTAACAGTGAACGTGTCTTATGATAATAAGTAGTAAAATAAATAATGAATGGTGGTAATTAATATTGCAGAAAAAGTGTTCTAGTGACACCAATTGCCTGATGCAATATTCAAAAGAAATATTCGAACAATTTGATAAGGTTTATATAGTTGGTTATGTTCTCCGTGAATTAGAGCGAAATAAACATAGTCAAAATGAAGAAAAGAAATATCTTTCAAGACGAGCATGTAGAGATATCGAAGCAAATAAGGATAAAGTAGTTTATTTTGTTAGTGAAAATAAATATAATATGCCAGATTGTTTTGATAAAGATATTGTAGATAATCGGATAATCTCAAATATTAGAGAATTGTGTGTAAAAGATAATGAAATAATTGCGTTGAGTAATGATATTCTGTTTAGATTTACTTGTGAGTCTATTGGGATAGTTTGTGAGAAGTTTGGTAATCAAAATGAAAATGTTTATAAAGGATATAAATTTTTAAGTGGGACTTCTGATTTTATTAATAATCTATTTAGCGACATAGAAAATGAATCTAATGAAGAATATCAATTTTTGATAAATGAATATTTAATATTATATAATGTTGATACAAATCAAACAAGTGAACATAGGTATGATGGTAAAAAATTTGTTGGTTTGAAATTACCAGACTCAAAAATTATCAAGGGACTTAATAGTTTACAACGTTGTTCACTAGATTTACTTAATAATAAAAGTATCCCAATTAAAGTTGTAGCAGGTGGTTTCGGAAGTGGGAAAACTATGCTTTCTGTAAAAGTTGGATTAGATTTAGTAGTATCCAAAGAAGCATATAATACTCTTATGTTTATTAGGAATCCTATTGTTGCTGATGGTACAGATATTGGTTTTCTAAAAGGTGATAAATCAGAAAAAATATATGATTATTGTCGTCCTTTTCTTCAATATGTTGAGAGTCCTGAAAATCGCTATTATAAGAATAAAAGTAAAAACAATAAAGAAGATGAACAATTCTATTCAGAAGATACATATGCCGATTTCTTAATAAGACAAGACAAGATTAAAATGGATGTAGTGAGTTTTTTAAAAGGGGTATCCATAGATGATAGTTTTGTAATTATGGATGAAGCAGAGGATCTTAATACTAAACTAATTAAATTAGTTGGTTCTAGAATTGGTGAAAAATCTTGTATTGTATTTACAGGTGATTGGAAGCAATCTGAAAATAAATATAAGCAGGACAATGGATTGTTAAAGTTAATAGAATCAGGAAAAGGAAATCCACTGGTTGGAATAGTGGTTTTAGATGAGGATGTAAGAAGTCCTGCTAGTAAGGTATTTGCTGATTTGTAGAAGTATTAAAATAGTTATTTTTTTGGATATGTCATGTTGTGATAACACACCTCTATTCATATTTTATATAAAATTAAAGGAGTGAAGATTATTTAATGAAATTTGGTTAGCGTAAAATATAAAATAAATATTAATAATAGTTAAGGTAAATAATTAAAATAAAAACATTGGTCTGGCATCAAAGATGTGCAGATACTATTAAAGAATAAAAGGGGATTAAAAATAAATGAACAAGCAACAACTCGTAGCAGAATTAAGTATTAAATCGGAGATCACAAAAAAGGAAGCTGAGAAGCATGTTACAAATCTATTAGATATTATCATGGAAACAACTTCTAGTGGTGAGAATGTTAAAATCGTTGGTTTTGGTGGATTCGAGAAGAAACCAACTAAAGGAAGTTCTGGAATCATTCGATTTGGTGATCGCAAAGGTGAAACATGGACTACTGAAGATTCTTTCAAACCTTACTTTAATCCTTCCAAGGCTTTTGAAGATGCTGTAAAAGCGTAAAATTTAAAAGTTTACAAGCTGGAATAATTCAATGATAGAATGCTTGTTTTGTAATCAAGATATGAGGGTCTGATTCCTTCTTCCAACTCCATATAAATTAGCGTAAGGCAAATTTAATAATATAATATGATATTAAAATAAAATTAAAAGGTGGCAAATAAATTAATGGCAAAATCAAAACTTACTGAAACAAAGAAAATTACACATAAACTTGCATCTGAAGGTGAATTGACAATTGATGGAAATATAGCAGTTGTAAATATCCCAGATGAAGGTGTTAAGAATTTAATTGATTTATTAAAAAATTTCTCAGGTAAGTATATTAAGTTTAGTTTTACTGAAGAAGAAATTGAAGATGTAATGGAAGAGGACGCTGAAGAAGAAGATCAAGAAGATGATGAGTAATTACCTTATAATACCTAACCACAATATGAGATAGAATTGATAGTCTAACATTTGATATATTACTTAAAGAAATGGTGTGACATCGTTAACTTTAGGATGATATATCAAATGAATTGACTGCGACACTACTATTGTGGTCTGATAATCATATTGATGTGTCTAGTAACACCTTAAAGAGAATGGATAAAGTTATCATAATAATTATTCTCCATTCTCTTACAAATAAACTAATTTATTAAAATTTAAAATTATAAAAGGAGTTTTATAAAAACATGACAACTGAAACAATGACAATCCACAAAGCATTATCAGAACTAAAAGTAATTGGTGCAAGAATTGATAAGACTATTTCCCAAGGAGTATATTGCAAAGCAAATAAACACTCTAATGATAAAATTAATGGTGTATCAGTTGATGAATTTAAAACACAAATTCAAGCTAGTTGGAATAAGGCAAATGACTTAATTAGTCGCAGAAATGCAATTAAAAGAGCAACTGTTTTATCCAATGCTACTACTAAAGTTAAAATTGGTGACAATGAAATGACTGTAGCCGAAGCAATTGAGATGAAAAATAGTGGAATGGAATATAAGAAAACTCTGATGAATACTATGAGTCAACACTATGTACATTCTATTCAAATTATAGATAAAGAAAATGGTGAAACATTAAATCAAAAAGCTGAAAATTATGTAATTGGATTATTTGGATCAAAAGAAGGTAAAACAAATACTGATGAACTTGAAAAAGTTCGCAAAGAGTTTATTCTCAATAATTCTTTTGAATTTGTAGATCCAATTAAGGTTAAAGATAAGATTAATGAATTGGAGAAGGAAATTTTAGAGTTTGAGAGTGAGATAGATTCTGCACTGAGCACATCAAATGCTCTAACAGTAATAGAAATTGAATATTAATCTTTGATAGTCTAGGAAATAACTACTTACTGCTTTTCGAAAACTTTAAACCATAATTGACAAGTCTTTTTGTGTACTTAGACTGGTTTAATAAATATAAAGAAAGTACATACTATTTACATCTTTAACAGGATGTTTACTTTAAAAATTATATGATTTAACTAAAAATCAAATAATACAAAAGCAAAACAACAAAAATTCTGTAAAGATTAAAGTTTAAATCTAAACGCTTAAAGTTAAAAATTCAAAGTTTATTATAAGTGTAAAGTTTAAAACTTAAAGAGTAAGTAATAAAGATTGATTAAATCCCTGATAAAACGGTTTGGTATGATTATGCTTGACCAAAAGTATCCGCAGGGCTGGAAAGCAGTAAGTTATTATATAAATTTAATATTATTGGCTCTTAGATGAGTGAATATAATTATCAAGTTGGAAGTATTTTCATAAACTGACTTCATTGAGGTATTCATTTTATTGGTAAATGTCCTCTAATATTGACAAAAATATCTGTTACGAGTGAGCAGATTTTAAAAAAATAGGTTTGCAGGATAATCCTAGATAAAACTGCATTTATTAGAAAAACTTTGGTAGGATAAGTTTTATATATGGCAAAATTGGATAGATTGGTTTACATTCTGTTTAAAGACGCACTATTTTTAGAATCCTACATTTATATCTTAGAGGTATAGCAAAGTTGGTAATGCATCGGACTGTTAATCCGACATGCTCTGGTTCGAGTCCAGATATCTCTGCCAAATGGAGAGTAGGCGAGTGGTTAGCAAACTGCCTTGAAAACAGTCGTGGGTTTTGCCCTGTAGAGTTCGATTCTCTAACTCTCCTCCAAAAATATTATACAAGGATAGCTGTCAGAGTGGTCTATTGAGATTGTTTGCTAAACAATTGAACTTCGGTTCCGTGTGTTCGAATCACACGCTATCCTCCAATTAAATAAAATAATTATTCTCTTAAAGGAGGATTAATCAATGAAAGAACACTTATACTGTCCAAACTGTGGAAAACAAAGGTATTGGATTAAATATTTTATAAATAAGACTATAATGTTTTGTCAAGATTGTCAATATCATGAGGATATAAAATAAAATCACATGGTCGATTTGTGATTGTTAAAATTGAAAATAAATTGTAACGAGGTATTTAATTGGATAGTAAGTTAATAGAAATCTGTTACAAAAAATATAATAAAACTCTGAATAGGTCGTGGGATTCATTAGCCTTGGAATTTAATTATACCAGTGGAGAAGCCCTTAGAAGCAAGTTTAAGAAATATCGTAAAGCAAATGGAAGTTTGAAGACTAGAGACATTATAAATAATCTTATTCTTGATAAAGTTGATGTTGATAGTAAAGAATGGGATAATCCATTTACTAGAGGATTAGAAAAAGAAATCAAAGAATTGCCAAATTATAAATCATCAACTGAATTTAAACAGGATGGTTCACAAATTTCTGATAAATTGATTTCTATGAGTGAAAACGAATCTAAAGATCCTGAATTTGTACTCAAATCACATGGTTATTCTCCTGATGAATTTGAGTTAATTAATTGTAAAAATAGTATGTGGCATATGAATACTAAGGCTGATGGGATAAAAATACTCTATTCATCGAAAATCTCCGTAAAGCCATACATAAAATCTTTTGATACCAATTGGATTAAATCTGCTTTAGAAGACTTAGATTTAGACAGTCCAGTAATAGAGCAAAAACCTTATCATATCAAAGGTAAAACATTAGAAATTAATTTAGCAGATGTCCATATTGATAAACTTTGTTGTATTGATGAAACTAGAAATGAATATTCTACAGAAATTGGTATACAAAGATTATGGCAAGTAATTAACGATATTATTGAAAAGGTCAAATATTACAATATCAAGAAAATCATATTTCCATTTGGTCAAGATGTGGCAAATATCGACAATATTTTTAATTCTACGACAAAACAAACTCCTCAAGACACAGACGTAAAATATGATGTAATGTATAAATTATTACTCAAAAATATAATTGAAATAATACATAAACTTACTGATATTGCTCCAGTTTTAGTGATATATGTAGGAGGAAATCACGATAAGATTACTTCTTTTACAATGACTGAAGCAATGTATTGGCATTTCTTAAATAACGATAATGTAGAAGTTGATTCTGTATTTAATAATCGTAAATACATAATGATAGGGAAAAACTTATTAGGACTCGCACATGGGGCAGATGAACGTAAAAATATAGTTTATTGTATGCAAAATGATGTTCCTGAATTATGGGGAAAAGCAAAATATAGGGAATTTCATTTATCACATTTTCATAAAGAAAAAATGGTTGATGAACAAAATGGAATTATCTTTAGGTGGATTAGTGCAATTTGTGGTACAGATGCTTGGACTTATAATAGTGGATATGTTGGTGCTCAAAAGAAAGCACAATCGTTTATATGGGATGATGATAAGGGATTGGAAATGATTATTAATAGTTATGTTTGATTAGTTGGATAAAATAAAAATTAAATCCGAAAGGTAATAATACATATGGAAATATTAATGCCTCAAAATAAAGCATTAGAAGAAATGAAATTAAATGATTTTCTTTCTCAGAATCTCATCTATCTTGATACAGAAATAGATAGAGAGTCACAAATCCTATTCTGTAGGCAATTACGTAAATTAGCAAATCAAGAATTATTAAAACCAAAAGAAGAACAAAAACATATTAAAGTAAGAATTTCTAGTTTTGGTGGATGGATTGTTAGTGTTTTTGCAATGGTTTCTGACATGGAATTTTACCAAGAGCAAGGAATAATTATTGAAACATATTGTGATGGATATTGTGCTTCAGGAGCTAGTAAGGTACTTATGGCAGGATCTAAAGGATATAGATACATTACTAGATATGGATGGTGTTTGGTGCATCAGCCACAATATGGTGGTCACAATTGTACTCTTCAAGAGAAAATTAACGACATGAAATATGACTTAAAGGATTGGGAAATTTTAAAATCTATAATGAGAAAACATACTAAACTTACAGAAGATGATATTAATAATTTCACTGAAAAGAATATTGATGTAACTTACTATCCGCAAGAGTGTATTGAGAAGTCAATTGTAGATTTCATAATGTAACCACAATAATCTAAATCTATAAATCTAAAAAATAGGAGAATAAAATATGTGCGATAACTGCAAAGAAATAATCACAGAAACCTCAGAAACATCTAAACCAAATACAGAACAAGAATCAAAATCACCACTAGACGACATACTCCTATTCACAGAACCATTTTCCATTTCCACAGATAATCTAGAAAATGATAAAGATATTCAAATTGATAAAGATGAATTTATCAAAGGAATGAAAGAAGCGAGTTATTTTTCTGGATTTTACACTTGTTTGATTAATTCAGGAATGTCAATGGAGGATGTAGTTTCTATTATTATGAACAAAATGAATGTTGATCATAATATTTTAATGTCTCGTATTCAGACAGATGGTAGCATTGAGGTTTCTAAAAATAGTGTATTGATTAAAGAGAAGGATATGCTTTAGGTTTAAATAATACAATATCAAAAAATAAAATAAAAATAAAAAATAAAGCGAGGAAACAATAATGCGTGTATTTAATGCAGAATCAGGATGGGATAAAGCTGAACAGAAATGGATTCAAATTTTGACGATTGATGGACAGGAAGTAGACTTGGAAACTTATGCTATGGAATTAGATAAAGAATCTAATGATAATGAAGAAGGCGTAATTGCTTATCCTTGTGATGATTGTCAGGATGATAACGAAGAGGAAGAAGAAGATAATGATGAACACGGAGAAGACTGCATGTGTGAAGATTGTTTAGAAGATAGGAAAAATATTTATCTTGCTGAAGCTGTAAAATTCTTATTTGAGAATGAATTGTGTCCTAAACATGTTTTTGAATTGCTTGGAGATATTTACGATAAAGCAAATTATGAAGGATACGAAGAGGGTTATGCTGAAGCAAAAGAAGAGATGAGAGAGTTTTTGGAGGATTAGGTTATATAATAAAATAAAATCTAAGTTTTATTTTAGATTTGGCAAGTTAATTTAATATTTTTACAGTAGATAAGACACATCATTAATTTGATGTGTCTAAGTGTATTGTAAAAATACAATACAAGGATAGGTTGCTTTATGCACTGATAAGTATTGCTCGTACTTCCACTATAAAAATGAGCAGGTTTAAGGATAGATAGAAATATCGAGAAGCCATGCTTCCTTACGTTTTGTAATTAATAAAATAATAAAAGGAGATGGTTTTTGCGTGATTTCTAAAGATAGTATTGTTGAGTTTGAAGGTAGTCAATATGTAATATGCAGAAAGATTTGTGAGCAAATAGGATTGAGTAAGGGGCAAATTGGGAATGAAAGAAAAAAGATAAAGAAAGATTATCTACTAAAAAGATATTATATAGAATTGAAAACTTCAACCAATGGCGGTTTTCAAAATACATTATGTTTAAATATTAAATGTTTGGGAATTTGGTTAACAAGAATTAATTCAAAAACATTATCTGACAATCAATATGAAATAATCGTGAATATATTAAACTATACACTAAGCTCTGAATTTGAGAATTATAAATTTAAAACTAAAATTTATGGGTTTGAATCAGAATTAAGGGATGAATTATATAATATAGGCTATTTTAATGATATGAAAATAATAGATAAAGAAGTTTCTTATGATTTTGGAAGAATTGATTTACTATGTACTAATGGTAACAATGAAAATATTTGTGTAGAGTTAAAGAAGTATAAAGAATTTGATGATACTAAAGAACAGTTATTGAGATACAAGAATTCAAATGTTTTTGACAAGGTAATTTATTGTGCATATGAAATAGAAAACGAGTTTAAAATATGGTGTAAAAGTAACAATATAATTACATATACATATTCAAGACAATTAAATATAAGTGAATGTGAGGTTTGCGTATGACAAACGGGTTGAATATTAATATAGAGACATTGCATTTTTCATTAAATGACTATGATGATTATAATAAATTTCTAATACCATATAAAGAAGATGTTGTTGAGTATAAAAATACATTAATTATACTTTTCAATAAATATAAAGATAGGTTAACTTGTGAATTGTTAAAACATAATAATATAACCAATATTGTTAAATCTGATGTATTACTGTTTTATATATATGATACATATATCAATGGTGACTCTGAAGATGTGTCTACAAATATAATAGAAGACGAAGAAGAAATAATATCTTTATGGATGAATAATTATTTACAAGAAGAAGAAAGTGGATATCCAAGAATATTAAAAATTTTAATATGACTGCTAAACAAATAAGGGAAAATAGAAATATAAATAAGAAGAGTGATTTAACTAGAGATTATTTAACGGAATCAGAATTAAAATTAATTGATGAAGCAGAAACAATAGTTACGGCTTTGACTGCTTTAGGATTTCCTATGCAATATATTAAACATCAGTTAGAGGTTAAGTATGGGAATAAAATGTTAAGTGATAATAAGGTTTTGTTGAATTAGTAATAAATAATAATTATCAAATCAAATTGAAATTTCCGAGGATTTTTAGATGTAAATAAATAATGTTTTGTGTTTTATAAGAAGCTTGAGAAATCAGGCTTTTTAATTATTCACAAAAATAGTTTGTGAATCAAAGTTGAGAGGTAATTTGGGAAGTAATTAGCCCATCTCTGCACACCTCTCTTCTTTCATTTTTTAGTGCAGAGATCAAAATATGTGCAGAAAGAAGGAATTAGAGATGTTGGTAGAAAATCAAATTATAGAGATTAAACTTAGTAAGGTTAATTTAGAATGGTACAATTCCAAAGGATACAAGGGAAACTTAACTGATGTAATTGGAGTAAAAGCTGAAGACTTAAGTTTAGGTAATGGGAATGAAGTTTTAATTCAATGTGACTATTGTTTAGAAGAAGGCAAGGAAACAATTTATAGTAGACAATTTTTTAGATATATAAAAGATATAAATGGAGAACACATCACTAAAAATGCTTGTAATGACTGCCAACAAAAAAGAAGAGAAGAAACTAATTGGATCAAATATGGATCAAAAAATGCTTTTCAGAATAAAGATGTTCAAAATAAAGCTAAAAATACTTCATTGGAAAGATATGGAACAGAATATCCTCAACAATCTGAAGAAGTAAAAGATAAGATAAAAGAATTTAACTTAACAAATTATGGTGTTGAATATTATTTCCAAACAGAAGAATTTAAAGAGCAATACAAAGAAATTATGAATGATAAATATGGAGTGGATAACGCTTTTAAAGCAGAAGAGATAAAAGATAAAATAAAGACGACTAATTTAGATAGATACGGGTTTGAATATGCTACGCAATCAGAAGAAATAAAACAGAAAACGTTAATCACAAACCAAGAAAGATATGGTGTGGACAATTATGCACAATCTGACGAGTTTAAAGAACAGTATAAAAGCATAATGAATGATAAGTATGGGGTTGACCATTACTCACAAACAGAAGAATTTAATGAGAAAATAAGATCGACTAGTTTAGAGAGATATGGCGAAGAACATTTTTTAATGAATAGAGATATTCAAAATAGATGTATTAGTACAAATATAATTAATCATAACGGATTACATCATACTCAAACAATTGAATTTTCCGAACTATGTAAAACAACGAATATGGAAAAGTATGGTGTTGAATGGAGTATGCAAAACAAAGAAATAAAAGAAAGAGCAATGCATACTATGTATTTAAATAATAGTGCTCCTTGTTCCAGACAACAAAGATATTTACATAATTTATTAGGTGGAGAATTAAATTATCAATTTGGAAGGTTGTTTATTGATATTGCTATATTAGAAGATAATTTAGCAATAGAATATGACGGAGGATTTCATAATGGGCAAGTTAAATTAGGTAAAATATCACAAGATGAATTCGATAAGAAAGAACGCAATAGGGGATATTTTTTAAGAAGAAATGACTGGAAACTAATTAGAATAATTAGTGCTGATGATTTTGTACCAAGTGACGATGTAATTATAGATATCATTAATTGTGCAAAAGAATACTTAAATACTGGACATTCATGGTTTGAGATTTGTATTGATGAATGCAAGTTAAAATGCAGTCAATATGAGATTAATTATGATTTTGGTAAATTGAGAAAAATAACTGAAAAGGATTTAGAAGAAGTTAGTTAAATACTTACTTCTTCTTTATTTAATTAAAAAGAGGTGAGACCTATACCAAGAATAAAATCGACACAGCCAAAACAAGCGCATATTCCAAAAAAGGATTTAAATTTAACTTGTGCTGCTTGTACTGATTTAAAACATGAAAGAGAATACTATGTAAGTTACAATAAAATACACTCCTCTGGAAGAATACCGTATTGTAAATCATGTTTGAGAAAAATGATATGTGATGATAATAGCAACGTTACTTTAGAAAAACTTCAATCGACATTACAACTAATTGATAGGCCATTCATTTTTGATCTATATAAAATATCATTAGAAGACAAAAACGATACATTTGGGTGCTATATGAAAAATTTATGTCTCAAACAGAATCGTGAACTAACATGGAAGGATTCTGTTTTTAGACCACAATTAAATAGTGAATTGAATTATAGCGATACATTAAATGAGGAAAATAACTCAAATAATAAATCTAACTTTATTTTAACAGATGAAATAGTTGAAAAATGGGGATTTGGATACCAACCAGAGGAATATAATTATTTTGAAAAAAAATGGAATAAACTTATAGATAACTATGGAGAAAAAACTTCTTTTCATATAGAAGGATTAATAACGTATATCCGCTTTAGAGTTAAAGAAGAACTTGCTACTGCTAGAGGAGATGTAAAAGAGGCAAAAGAATGGGCTTCTTTAGCAAAAGATTCAGCCACAGCAGCAAAAATTAACGTTTCTCAATTATCTAAATCTGATATTAGTGGTGGTGTAGAATTGTTGCCACAATTATTTGAAGCAGTTGAGGCAAAAGTTGGTATAATTTCAATTTTACCAAAATTAAAAGAACAACCAATGGATGATGCAGATTTAATTATTTGGTGTATTGTAAATTATAATCGCAGATTAGAAGATAAATCTAGAATTGAATATAGAGAAATATGGAATTTTTATGATGAAATGCTTAATGAATTTTTTAACAATCAGGGATATTCTACAGAACAAATAACTTCAGAAAAAAATAAAAGAAATGCTATATTTAGAGATTTAGGTAAAGTTTACATCGAACCAGTTTATGAAGAAGGCGAATAATTATGGCAGGATATAACAATTTTGAAAGTAAAAATAAAAAAAATG